CTTACGTACATGGTGACGTTGAACTGAGTAACCTACACCAGTACCACCTAGTAGCAGGAACATAGACTCAGCGAAAGCTTCAGGGCTTTCTATAGGTAGGTATGCACAGTTGTAGATTCGATTAGGTGCTAACTCAATTGGTGCACCACCAAACTGTAGTGATCGCATTGATGGCAGTACTTTCTTACTATACACAAGCTTGTACGCCTTCTCGATTTCCTTACGCATCTTAGGGTACTTACGTTGGTGCATCTCTTTATTTCTAGTTACCAGTTCATACCAAGTTTCCCTACGCTCAAGGTCTGGTATATATTTAGCGTACTTACTGAATACTGTTATGTCTGATAGTATTTTATTTGATGTGTTCATTCTCTACCTTTCTTTAAATAATTTCTTATACGAGTCAATGCACCGAAGTCATCCTTCAGTCCGCCTAGTGTTCTGTTACACGAGTGGCATATCCATCCCCTAAACTTACTGGTTAGGTGGTCATGATCTAATGCCCATGGTGATTTATTCTTACCACCACAACCCTTTGCTTCCTCTGCATTACGTAAACAGATAGGGCATTGGTAATCTTCTGGAGGTGGTTCAACTGTATCCCTAAGTTCCTTACGTACCTTTGCAACGGATCTTATACAAAGTCTACAGGTAGTCTTACGATATGCCCTACCACTTTCCATAGGGAAATCTTCTTCTGACTTTTTTACTCCACACTTATTACATATTTTATATTGCATAAATAGAGACCTCTTCTGTAAGCTCTGCATCTACTTTAGATACAAAGTTAATAAACCCAGAGGGCTCCCGTGATTTATACTCTTGTTCTTCTTCTTCTAGCAATGGTATTACTTGGCCCACAAGGGATGCATACCATTTACTACTGTCGTTACAACTAATTATCTTTATATTTTTCATATCCAACCTAGCTGAGTTGCACTGTTGATTATAATCATAAAGCAAGTTACGATATGGACAAGCCACCAGAAAGTCCTGATGACTGCCACAGCATCTGCTTGGTTCTTACTTTCGCCCACCTTTTCGCCCAAGCTTTTTGCCCAGATACGCCACCACTTTTTCATATCCAATCTTTCCTTTTAAGAATTTCTTCTGGGTTTTACTTAAGCTTTCACTTAGTACATAGGTTATTACGATAGCTAATGATACTACTACTAAAACTTCAAACATAATTATTTACCTTTTGTTTTATCTTTTGAGGAGCCCGAAGGGCTCTTAGTTTCTTTCTCTTTGTTTCCAAATATCTTATCCCAATTGTCTTTGAAACTGGTTTGATTTGGGATAGGTCGAGGTCTTGATCCTTTACCTGACATACTATTCTCCTGTAAGTTCCTGATCAATTAGTGTTGCATATCCTGCAATGTCATGCCAACTATCTGCATAGTTAGGATCACCGTTAAGTATCCTTGCAATCTTATGCACTACCATTTCAAGAGATTCTTTTTGAGAGCATGTAAGCCTGTCCCAGTTGTCGGTGTTTCTCATTGTCTCTTTAAAAGACTGAGAGATTTTACCCTGGGACTCAAAGGTTCCGTACCTATTACCTCTTTCTTCTAATGTAATATCAGTGGACTGTGGCATCAGGTTCTTCTCCATCAGTTTCTGGGCCTGTCTCTTCACCCCCAATATCTTGTACGCAATCTAATATGTATGCGCATAATTCAAAGGCTTTACTTTCTTCATCTACTATATCAATTCCTTCAGACTCAAAGCTTACTTTAACATTTGAGTTATCTTCTGTATCTTTTACTCGTATAATATACGATGACATTTGCATGTCCTCCATTGTCGGTTGCTTAAAAAAAGCATGTAACTACATTGTCGGTGTAGCAATAAAATAAGGGGCATAAAAGCCCCTATTGAGATAGTCGTTGCATCTCTTCTGCTAACTCTTCATCTGTTAAATCAGTATAATCAAAGTTAGTATTAATATTTTCTGTACGTTGTAGCTTAGGTTGTTCGTACTCTGCTACAATTGAAGCAAGCCTTGCGGCTTCTACCATATCATCACTCGAGATAGCCTTAAGCATTGCGAGTTTCATTACAGTAAGTCCTTTGGGTATTGAATCCATAAGACTGTCTGAAAGATTGTTGACAAGTTTAAGTACATCACCCATCTGTTCTTTCATTGCTTCGTTCTTTAGCCTAGCTTCAGTTGCTTTCTCTGCCATCATTTGCATGTGTTCTTTATCATGCCTTGGTTTAAGATTAGCTAGTGAGTTAGGGTGTATCTTTTTCTTACCATCTTTAACATCTTCTTGCGTATAAGTTTTTTGGGTGTCTTCCACTTTTACCTCCGTTCTAGGTAGTTCCCTATAAGGTACCTAATTGCCTAGAAGGAACAGAGAAGCCCCTGGTTTCACGTTAGACGTTAAAAAAAGAAACCCTACCTAGCCTACAAGAAGCCAGGTAGAGTCCCTTAGAATGTAATCTATTGCGTTTTACTCACACTTATCACGCATATCTAGTGCAAGCAACGAAATAAACAACACGGAAATAAGAATAAACATTTTAATCCTTAGCTATTCTTATCCCTTTGGGTAATTAGTTTACATATTAAGGAAGTAAACTAGTTCCTTTTAAAATTCTGAGTCGTCAGCCTCAGCACCTTCAACATCGAAGTCCACCGAACCTGTATATTCAATTAGGTTTGTGATCTGAATTGCTGTAAGGATCGTAGAGATACCTTGTCTACCTGCAACATCATACTCTCTTCGATATACTTTGACGTTACCTACTGAGCCATTACCAATCTTAATGGTAGGTGCAATAGGTTGTTTCTTTCCATCAACAAGGACTACAGGGTCATTAGCAGAGCCATCTTTACGTACGGCTTTACGTTTCAAGTTGATTGCGACTCTACTTGGATCATCTTTGACAGGTTTAACTGTGCCATATTGAGATAGTTCCTCAGATCTTTCAGAAGGTACAACTAGCTGACACTCCCACTGGAGAGTACCAAAAGGTTCTGTTGGATTTTCAGGATCTACTTTGACATAGTTAAGTGTTACGTCACGGATGATAGAGGTTCCAAGAATTGCTGTCATATTTATTACCTTATATTATAATTTAAGTTTGGGATTTTTATCTTGATGCTTTATGCTTCAAGTCAAATTAGTTCCTTTAAAGTTGCACTATGTGCTTTCCAATTTCCAGAGGACACTATTGGGCTACGCTTATAGCGTTCACCTTGTAAGGTGTATATCAATGCGTCTCCGAATTTAGTTGATACTTCTTCCTTGTCATAAAAGTTATTCACACTATCTTTAGAGTGGTAACCTTCTAACATATCAAGTCTTTCAAGTGTATCAGAGTCTACTTTGTATACTTCTACAAAGATAGACCCCTCACCTTTACGGATACCAGGGAAACTACCAAGTGAAAACATTTCATAGTTTGGTATCCACTCTCTTCCGATAAGCTTAGAGTTACCTAATACTCTATGATTACCTAAGCCTTCACGGAGTGAACCGTACACTGCTACTTTAGTCACGATATTAATCCTCTTTGGTTTCGTGTTTACTATACTCATCTATAAGAAACTCTTTATACTCTGAGCAATAGTCTTTGTATTGAAGAATAGGATCACCATAAGCAATCCTTTCATCAACGTTTTCTTTAAACATTTCTTTTTTAAACTCTTCAAAAGTCATAGCTACTCTTCTATATAATCAAGTAATATCAAAGGTATGTGGAAATCAACAAGACAAGAATCATCTGTCTCATCAGTAAATGCTATCTGAGCTATACCTCTTCTATGGTTTACTGAATGTATATAAAAGTAACCACCATAACCTTGGTGCTCAGCATTCATCCAATGATTAATACCTGCATCATTACCACCAATAGAACAGAAGTTTATAAATATTTCCTCAAGAGCACGGGTGATATCAACAGTGTCTCCCTCATGGATATCCATTTCATAGTAAGCATATTGAGTAAACTTATTTTCTAAGATCTCTCTGGGTGATGATAGTCTAATAGGCGTATCCCACTTAGGTATGCTTTCATTTTTGAGTAGCTTTTCAAAGCCATTCTTATACCTTGTAATAGTAGTGTCACCTTTTAAACCACATGCAGTATTAATTTCAAGAACAGTAGCTAACTTCTTATGCTCATTCCAAATAACATCTACTGCACCGAAGTCTAATCCAAGAAGATTAACTGCGTTAATAGCTTGACTTATTACAGATGAATCAGGTTCAACATCTGATATTAGATAAATGAATCCATTAGCAGTGTTGCGTATCTGATAGGTTGAAGGGCTCTGAGAAGTCCTTATGCCTTTACGTTGAACTAAAATAGGAACTCCACCCATAACATGTATACGAAACTCATCTCTCTTCTTCATATACTTGGTATACAGTGGGGCATTATAGATAACATCATTAGCATTATCATTAAGATTGTAACGGATAAGATCAATGCCTTCACCAGAGTGACCTTGAAGTGTATTACGGATCACAACATCATGACCCTCTGTGTACCAATCTTTAGCAACCTCAGGGTCAGTAGTCCAATCAGGAATGTTAATAGGTACAAAAGCATCTTTGTTTTCTTCTTCTATCTTACTGAAGAAGTCAAGTTTATTAGAAGCTAGCCGTACACTATCCTGTTTGTTTATTACTTTTGCGGAGGGCAAGTGAGATAAATCTTTTGTTGAGTTGCCCCAGTTAATAATAGTTAGACCTTCTTTATCTCTGATAGAAGAGTTTTCTAACTTCATTCTTTTGCAGTTAAGAGATACAGATAAACTCTTTGCAGATTCACTGGCTTTCTTATACGGTAATACAAGGACTGTCATCATACTCCTCCACAGATAAGGTTACTTGTTTAGATACTAAAAGCTTTTCAACATCTTCTTTCTTATCTTTGTTATTAATATCATCTTCAATAACTTCAGTAATAAAAGGTGTATCACAAATAACAATATCTTCTTTGTTATCTTTACCACCCTTGATCATACTCTTTACATAAGCAGAATAGTATCCAGCTATGGCTGGGTTTGGTGCATTGAAACATTTAACTTCAAGGTGTAACCCATCAGTACTAATACCAAGCAAGGGCTTTTTATTCTTACCCTTTAGGTGCTTAGCCTTAACACCTTCAGAGTAGAACTCAATCTCATCACCAATCTTTAGGTCATACTTAGTCAGATTGTTAAGTGGGTGAGAAGGCTTACTCTTTACCGCCTTAGACCATGCACCACTACTGCCATAGTAACCTTGGTAACCTAACTGAGGTTTGATATACTTAGGTTGAATCTTAACTGGACGTTGAGTAGGCTTAAGACCTTTAGTATCTTTTAGATTGAAGGATAGTAGAACACCAACAGGTAACTCTTCAAGAGAATACGTTATATCATTACGACATAGTATAGCTTCAAGCATATATCTTTCTGAAGCATAGTAATATGTATCACGTTTAGCATTCTTTGCTATCCACAGTGGACGTTCTTCATTACGTACTAAGTAGAACTCCATGGTGTGATCATTGTACCAAGACAAAGCAA